GCTGATACCACTTGCGATTGCACCAAACTGCTGTGCAAACGTGGGTCTACTAGCTTGTGCCGCTGTGTATGCTCCATACGTTCTTGCTTGATAATCAGCCATTGATCCATATAAATTTGCAAATGTGCTAGTAAGATTAGTCGGAATACCCTGATCAACAGCCTGATAAAACGGCTGTGCCGTACTTGGAGCCTGACCGAACTGACCAGGAAGCGCTTGATTTGCCTGCACATAATTCTGGAACGCAGCCTGCTGTGCGCCAGTGCGTGCTTGGCTTAAATTATACAGAGATGGTCCTCCTCCAATAAAACTTGCGGCAGCACCAAGGCGCTGTTGGGTAAGTGCGTCACGCAATGCAAGATCCCTTGCGGCTGCTGCTCCAGTTGTTTCTCCTGAACCCAAGAACTGCTGCGCCGCCCCGTAACGCGCAAGCTTGCGTTGTTCTCCGGCTGCACCAATCTGAGCTGCTTCCTGCACTGCCGGTCCAAGACCAAATATATTCCCACGCGCAGTCTGTGCTCCACGGATTGCCTGCTCATATCCACGCCGCTCTTCCGCCCCGATGGTCGAGCCAAGACGAAGCTGGTTTAACGCTTCCTGTTCTATGGTATTGCGAAGCTGCTCAGTTTGCTCTGTTGTTGTTTGTCCAAGAGGTTGTGTGGCCATCTGGCGATATTGACGGCCAAGACCAACGGCGGTTCTGTATGATTCAGGATCAATCTGGCGCAACTGCTGCGTGGCGCGTTCTTCTGGAAGTTGCAGAAACTCACGAAAAGAGGTTATTTCCCTTGATGCCTCAGGAGATCCAACCGTAACTGGTTTGAAATCATTTACCTGATTTGTCGCATCGGAAACAGCGCTTTGGACGCTGCTTAAATCTGATTTTAACTGATTGACGTAAACATTGCTTGATGTTCTGCGTGGATCTCCTTCTGGAAGTTGTGATAAAAGCGTCTGTGCGGCATTAAGCCTTTCCTGTATTCCTGCAATCTGGGCATTTCCACGATCAATAATTGAGTTAAGCTTTCCAAGCTTGGTATTGTTGTAATCATCAACAATCTGTTGATCTGAAACTTGAAAGTTTAATTTTGTTGCAAGGTCGGAAGATCCAAACGCTCTTGGTGCAGATATGGCAGACAGTGCCTCATTATACTGCTGTGGGGTTGCAGGATTTGTCTGACTCCTTCCACTAAGCGCAGCTATTTGATCGGAAAGTGATGTATACATCCTATCCATTGAAAGTTGTTCCTTATATTGATTTTCAAGATTTTGAAGTCGATTTTGTTGAACTTTGTTAACTTCGTTTGATGCTTGCTCAATAGTTGTAAATGGAAAATTTTTTGATTGATTATCCCAGGATGATGCCTTATTTTTTGATGCTTCCAAAGCTCCTCTATTTATTGGATTATTATTATATCCATGTGCCTCGGAAAATCCCTGTAATGTTTCAATTTGACCAAGTTCATTAACCCTATACCTGCTTGGTCTTTCTATGGTTGTTCCCCTTAGCGGACTTCCGTAATTGCTTCCCATATATATTAAGCCTCAAGTTTTGGTTGGCTTATATTGGTGCCAATTGTTCCATAATATGATGCAGGCATTTCACGCGGAGCAAATGCAACAGATGGCTCAACCGATGCATACGGACTGCGACCATAAAGTTGCTCAAATTGTCTTGTCATTTGCGTCCCAAGCCCACGATTAAGCGCGTAAGCTTGAGGACTAATTTCGTATGAACGCCGAAGCCCCTCAAGTGTTCTTTGTCCGCCATATTGACGCTCTAGCTGTAGGGCTGCAATCGTAGATGCCTGCTGGTCTAGGGCTGAAAGCTGTCGCTCTAGCGAGCGTTGCTGTGGCATATATTGGATGCGAAGCTTATTTTCCAAAGCTGCCATTTCTGGAGCTTTTTCAATGTATGTTTCTACGTTCTTTTTATATGCCTCTGCATTAGCCTGCGCGACCGCATTTGGGTCTGGAGGGGGAGGGGGTGCCGGGATGGATGGTCCGCCGCCCATATTAGTTCAGTGCCTTTCGCATAAATTTGTAGTAATCGTACTCCTTGTAAAAACCGTTGCGTTTGAATGTGATCCTCCTGCGCGGACCAAAACGATCCCACAGGATCGACAGCAGGCACTTCAGAGCCTTGCGACTCAGGGCATTAGTAATACCACCAATAGAGGTCACGGTCAAGTCCACAAACACACTCTCGCCATCCTCGTCATGTTGATATGGCTCAGGCACTTCCATTCCTTTTATGCATCTGGCAATGGCCACTCCGGCAACCTCTTCCCCATCCTTGGCAATCCCAACCAAGCCACGCTCGGAATGCCAGTTAAACCATTCCCTGAAGTTAGGCCACATGGATTCAGGAACTCCTGAAGCCTCAATAAACTCCACAGCCGTCACAGAGTCTTTTGCACCTCGATGGTGTCCGGATTGGCAGCAGCCGTAATTTGTCGGATAGCCATTTTATTTGCCGCGCTGGTAATCTTGATATTCAGCAATCTCCATTTCTCGTATGTGCGAAGGTCGCTGGCAAGCCTTTTCTTGACCGAGGTTGGAAGAACAGCAGGAAGCACGAAATCAAGCGTAAGCGCCGCGCTAGAGATATTCAGGTTTGGTTGAACATCAATGTCTCCAACATCAATATCTCGCTGAATTGAAATTGACGCATCGGTTGAGAATGAATCGTCAAAGATAACCTCAAAATGGCTTCCGTACTTGGCCGAGAACGGATCGCCAAAGTTAAAGTCCTTGGTGCGGACATAGGATTCGTAATCCACGCCTGCATCCTGGTAATCTACGGTCGTCACCTGTGCTGGGCTTTTGTACCCGCTGTACTTGTTAATCTGTCCGGTGGTTGTCTTCATCATCAACCGCACACCCTCGTCCTCAAAATTAGTAAGCGCAAACTGCATCACATTCGGTGTCCAGGTACCCTCGAAAGCCTGCAACACCGTGTTATACACAAGGATGGTATCGTTAACGTCATTGGCCTCGCTTGGGAATGCAAGAAGATATCGGTTATCGTAGAAATGTGCCGTGCAGACATCAATTGCCGCCGTGTTTATGGATTGGATTACATCCTTTACGACCTCGGAAATTGGAAGACCGACAGACGTGAAATCGTCTGCGGCAGAACGAATCAGCGATCTGATGCCATCATCAGACAGAAAGAAGATGTCGGAGTTGACCTGCACTGCCGTGGCTTCAGCCACACATCCAATATTGTTGGAAATAAGCTCAATCGTCCAATCCGCAGCCGTGGTCATATCCGGAGGGATTGTCACCTGAAATATGCGCCGCTTCTTGAATACGATGATTCGATTCTGGTAATATGCAACGATGGCCACAATCTCGTCACCATCATCACCATTGATGACTGCGCTATTGGCAGAATCCCACACCGAGGCATCAAGAATGTCGGACGCATAAAGCGTGTTTCTTTCGGTTCCAGATCCAACCGCAAACAACCTATTTCCCGTATTTATTAGAAGCCTAAGATTGCTTGGTGGAGGACTCACGGTTGCCGTTGCGGTTGCACCAGATCCATCCCCAACAATTGTAACTTCAGGCGCAGAACCATACCCAGACCCACCATCAACCACAGTAACTCCTGTCACGGCTCCGCCAGCCACGGTTGTGGTTAGTTGCGGATAGGTTCCGCCCCATTGCGGTCCTGTAATGATCGCCGTCGCGCTGGTATATCCAGACCCAGCGGTTGTCACAGTTATGGCGCGAACCTTACCAGCCTGCCTGGTAACAATACTTCCATCGTAATAGTAAAGATCTCCATCTCCATCAGCCATGTACATCTTGTCATTGAATTGCGCCATCTTTACTGGTGCATCTATTGCCGACGAGAATCCGTCAGCCCACTGTTGGTTTTCAGATCCCCATGTTCTTGCAACCTGTGACCAAGTTTCATCGGCTGGGTGAATCTCGGCAGATCCAGTTGAATCAATTGTATAAACCCTTCCCTGTGTCACTGTAACAAGCCTCTCGGACGCGGCCGTGTCATAATACCGCATCCCGCCAATAGACCCTTCTGCGCTAGTTGCGTTTGTGCTAAAACTCAATACTCCTCGCCTTGTCTCAAGGCTTCCCTTTGGAGACAGCGTCATGTTAACAAGTTCCCTAACCTGGTTTTCGGCCAGAAGGTCGGATTGCAGACCGCTGGCCTGACCGCCCGCAAAACTGCGGATGCCGTCAAACGCCAGAAGGTCGTCGAGGTTGTCCGAGTAGTAGGGCATTAGGAAGAAGTGATTTCTTCGGTTGTTAAGTCGCCAAGGCTAGACGGAGTGATCTGCTTGATGCCGCCAACTTGGCTAAGTTCGTAGTTGGCCATGGCCGCAAGGTCGGCATTGGCTGTCTGCACGACAGATTGCGCCTTGGCATACTGGCGCTCACGTTCCAGTGCATCGGCGTGAGTCAATGCAAGCACAACCTGATGCACATGGGGCAAGCGAAGCTCGTCATCAAGCGCGGTTGTGGCAGGATGGAAATCAACAACAATATTTGTTCTGGTAAGGCATTTCAGTTTCTCTACAACCCGCAGGCTTATCGTCCCAGCAGTTTCCAATCTCGGATACAAATCAAGCTGTGCAATTCCGCTCGTATTGCGTCCAGTAAAGTGATACAACACCGGAGTACCAGTGCGGGTATCTTCGAGCAAGTCAGCGTCCTGGCTGATGATGGTGGCAAGGTCAATGGGTTCAACTTCTGCTTTGTCATATGATACTGAAAGAGGTGTTTCAACATTGGTTCCAAGTGTGATGGTGCGGTTTGTTCCGACAGAATATGTGGAACTGGTTACGGTTTCGCGCCATGGGGCAAAGTTCCAGACACGGCGGTAAGCCAAGCTTGCGGCTTTCTGGAGGAAAACCAGTGTGTCGGAGTCGGTCTTTCCGACCTTCTCACCGGCGTATTGTGCTATTTCAGACAAGGTCATTTACTGGCTCCTCGGGTTGCTTGATCGGCTCGGTGTTGAAACGCTCATACACCTCGCTATCCACCTCCTCAGTATACGCTCCTGTGACCCGCTCGCCAGCCGGGACATTTCCAGGGTGGTAGGGCTTGATGCCAATCTCGGCAAGTTGCTCCTTTCTCCAGCACCAGAAGATACTGGCCGGATGGTTGACATCGCCAATGCGAATGCCTTCTGGTTGTCGGATGATATTATTGGTTGATGTGATCCACATATGGTCTCCTTATCTGGCTCTGGCGTATCTAAAAGCTGACTCTGCAAAAGCTGCAAAAATGTAATCACCGCTTTCACCAATATAGCTAGTCGAACCTTGTCTTAATTTGAATCCATTTGAAAGAATGTCAATTTTACCAACATAGCTACCTCCGTTTTCTGCGGTGCTTACATCTGCACGAAGTTCTTTATCGGAAACATTTGATGTATTTCTTTTTGAGTCAAAAATATTCCAAGGTCCAGTAGATGATATTTTTTTTGAAATAATAAGTTTTGGTGAAAATCCGCAATAAACAAATGGTCCATCATCACTTCCGTTTCCTGCCCATGTTCCAAACTTGCTAAGACCATCAATCTCAGACCATAAATATGCAATGTATGTGTCGTTATTTGCATTCACAATTACATTTGTTCCAAGATTAAAAACAGATGAGCTTGGCAATGTAGAGTTCCAAACAGATGCACCGTCTGTTTGTTTCATTGCGGTTGAATTTAGATAAAAATATTCCGT